TTCATTTGACCCAACCACTGTGTCGTGGGGGGTTGATACCTTTTCATACAACGATTCGTTCCTGAACAAAATGGGAGATAAGTTTGCATTTCCAATTTTATCTCCAGACGATGGTGACAACTTTACTCCATCAAGAGTTTTCTTAACCAATAGAGTAAGGGAATCTGTTGATGGACAATATGAAGATATCGATACGAAAAAATTAAGTAGGCAGTTTGCTGCGTCAAACTACTCGACTAGAAACAACACATCAGTAAATTTTTCAATTCAAGGCAACTCGCTGCTTGAGGCAGGAGATGTTTTACAATTGTTATTCACTCGCAACGTCCCAGATAGTTCTTTGACTGATGGAGAGTACGACCCAAATCTAACGGGTAGGTATCTTATCAATCAAATCAACAATCAATTTATTTTTAATGAAGACGGAAGCCAAACACATACAGCACACTTGAATTGTATTAGAAACTTCAAGGGTGAGGCTTCTGTGTCGTCTAGCAGATTGGCGGTGGAGCAATAATGTTTGGAATGTTTCAAGGTGTGGTGGAAAATAGAAATGACCCAGAAAAGTTGGGCAGAGTTAAGGTTCGTGTTTTAGGATATCACTCGCCAAACAAAAATGAATTACCCACTGAAGACTTACCTTGGTGTCACCCCATTCAACCAATCACATCGGCAGCAATGAATGGTATTGGAAGCACACCGCTCGGTCCTGTCGAGGGAACGTGGGTGGTTGGCTTTTTCCGTGACCCAGAACATCAACAACTTTATTTCTTTGGCACGATTGGTGGTGTGCCACAATCTCCTGCGAATCCTGAAATTGGTTTCAGTGACCCAAATGGAACGTATCCCTTGCCAGAATTCATCGGTGAGCCTAGCACAAATAGACTCGCACGAAATGATGGGGAGGAAACAATTGTAAATAAAAAAATTGAAGGCATTGAGACAATCCTTGTTCCAAACGGGTCTTTCACTTTCATTCCTCTCATGGAGCCTGTATCTGAGTACGATGCACAATATCCATATAACCATGTTTATCAATCAGAGAGCGGTCACATTTTTGAAGTTGATGATACTCCCGGTGCAGAGAGAATCAGTAGAAATCATAGAACGGGGACGTTTGAAGAGATTCATCCCAATGGCGAGCGGGTGATGAAAATCGTAAACAATAATTACACAGCCGTGGCTGGTAATGATACCCTATATGTTAAGGGTGATGTGAGCGTGGTGTGTGAAGGCAATCTAAGATTAAGAGTTGATGGTGACGCATACATTGAAACTATGGGAGATGTTGACCACTTCACTGCTGGAAACTACTCATTTAAAGCATTGGGAGAAATTGAGATAGATTCTGGTAAGGGTATCAAGATGTTCGCACCAAGAATCGATTTGAACTGAGGTGAAAAATGGCTGCTAGAAATCCAAAAGATAGACTTCTAATTAAGAGACACGTTAGCACAGGCACGAAGACTGTTGCCTCTTCATTCAATGAAAATACTGAGCAAATCGAAACTCAAACCAAGTCATCAGACCTCATTTCTTTGGAAAGAACTTTTGTTAGTGAGACAGCGACTAATTTTTTAAATTATCTGAATTCAAAGAATATAACATTTAGAATTTTTCTTGAGGAAAAAGTATATCTTGAAAATTTCACTGACGATAAGGGAAATCGCGGAAGTTATCCTAAAGGCTCCACGGCAAGAACTCATTTCGTTGAGATGATTACACCGGGATATGTGCGACATGGAAATGCAACCCCTATGACAAACGCACAAATTAAAAATGCACATCCTGAATTGACTGATGAAAAAATAAACACCATGCGAACCGCATTTGAGTCTAACAAAAACACCAGACCATTCCCACTTCCATTGGAGTCAAACACAAGTCTTTCTGTGAGCGATGTGCAACGGGCTGTGCCTATTATCAATCAAATTTACTCAGACACGGCTAAAAAATCTCCACTACAAGTTAGAGAAGATTCTGGCACAAATCCAGTGCCTTCTTACAATTCACCAGTTTCACGGTCAAAGGCATCAGTCCCATTTGTTTCACCGATTCAACCATCAAGTGCTAATCCCGGTGACCTGTGGTACAATATAAAATTGGCTAAGATGTTTATCTTCATCAAGCAAAATTCACAAACATATTGGGTGGAATTATAATGGCAATTTTAGGTGCGGCGAGAGAGGGTGATACGGTTGCAGGTGGTTCCATTTATGCCACTCGCGGAAAAAATGTTTATGTAAATGGGATTCCTGTCGCCACGGAAAACAGCATGGTCACACCACACCCCAAAGACCATCCATCTGTGCCGATTGTGAGTGCGTCGAAAACAGTTTACACAAACAATGGTCTTTTCGGTATAGCCAGAGAAACAGATGTCGCTGCTTGTGGACACTCCATCAGCACCGCATCATCAACAGTAAAGGTAGGTAACTGATGGGATTTTGTTTCGACGATATAGCACCAACGACAATTGGAGGACCATGTGGATTTTTGTACCCTACCTTGCAAAGAAACTTCTTTGAAAATCCAAATGCGTTAGGCACAGACTTAGATGTTGCACTCGGTGTCAATAAAGTTGTTTACTTTAGCAACTTTTTCTTTGATGAGGAACCCCCCGCAGGTGTCGCAACATCATATGAGGACTGGGTTACGGTGGACCGCTCAGATGTAAGGTCTAGGCTGCAAACATTCGTAAATCAATATTTTCCAATCGGCACAGAAAAAAGAAATATTTTAGATGACCCGTCAACATTAATTATTTGTGATATCGAACCACTATTAAATAACATTCCTAATTTGTCACCTTTTGAAGAAATTGTAGGTGAAAGCCTTGGAACCAATCCCCCAAGCAAATTTTTTCTAGGTGATTTGTATGAAATTTTGGGCATTTCCAATACCGATGAGGAATACATTGAAATTACTAGATTTATTGATGGATTTCTCACAAGACTTGACGCTCTGTCCGACGTATTTCCCGACAAAGGTTTAAATGGAAATATCGGAATTTACTTTGGAATGAGAGGTCTACAAGAAAAGGAAAATGGTGTTCCGGTTAGCGTAGCCGCAGACTACTCAAGACAAAAGGCAGGGTTTGAAAAACTTTTAGGTGCGATTCTAAATGACCCGTTTAGTCCTTTGTCCACAACACAGAAATTTAGTTATAGAAGGTTATTTCAATCACACCCAAAACAAATCGTTCGTTTTATCGTAAATAGTGATTTGACACCCGAACGCCAACTATTTGACCAAGTTATCAACGCTGTTGACTTTCAGAATATTTCATATACAAACTCAAGGGTGTCTGGCAAGTTCTCTGACCACTCAGAATTGATTGCTCACGTTTCAGTTGGATTCAACAACAACGGTGGTGCTACACAACTTATCTCAGAGGAACAACTTGGACTAATTGTAAATGGTTTATGTCAACAGGTCCGAGGAGAACAAGATAAAAAAATCTTCCAGACCATCTTATGGGCATCTCCGTCGCTTGAACCTTTATTCTATCCACAAAATGGAGTTATCAGTAATTCTTCCATACCCTCCGGCGCAGGCACAAATCCAACCGGAGGTTATAATGGTGGTGGCTTATTCAATCTTGAATTGTTTAACACCACCGGATGTGAATTACCACCATTGCCGCTGCCTGCTGATGTTCTTGAATTGCTAGAGGCTATTGCAACTGGAGAGTTGTTTAGAAATCCGCTTGAGGGATTAGTTAATTCTGCTTTGGGGGCTATTGGTGATGTGGTAGATTCTGTAGTTGATGCGATACCAAGTCCAGAACTTCCGGGGCGACCGGGAGAGGACGTATTAAGTTCCTTGCAAAGTGTCACCGATAGTGCGCAACAAATTACAAATGAATTCAACGACCACTGTGCTAGGCTTAGTGGTGTAAGCAATTATCGTGAAGGGTTTGAACCCGGAGGTGGTGTGGGTGACTTGCCCGGTCTTGCTGGTCTTCAAGCAATCGCCCAACAATACAATCAAATCAAAAATGTTTTTGAAAACGATGCCCTTGAGCAAGCCCTCATTGACCAGTATTCTCCCTTTTTCAGCAGCATCCTTGGTCCGGGTGACCAACTGTACGAATCATTCAATTCCTTGATTGATGGCGACTTGAAAAACTTCTTGCTACAATTCCCCGTCACTGACGGTAGACTAGATTTAAGTCAGGCAACCGTAGAGCAACTCACTCAGTTTATTCAACTTGCGGATAGTATTGACAATTTGGTAAGAGACATCCAATTCCTCATAGACTCTGACAATGCGACGTATTTTGCGGCTGCTGACTATCTCGCCAAAAAGGCACTAGGCTTCTCAGTTCTCACCATGATGGAAGACCCGTGTTTTAGTCAAAAACTTCTTGGACAAATTGCCAAACCAGACCTCAAAGGACTGCTAAACCTCTAATTATTTCATATAGATAAAGTATGAGCAGATTTTCAGACATTGACCTAAATTTTGAAAAGAACCCGTTTACGAACGACGTAAATGTTCTGACAAACACTGACGGTATCAAACGGTCTGTCAGAAATCTTGTTCTTTATAATTTCTTTGAAAAACCATTCAAGCCCAGATTTGGCGGAAATACAAAAGCCAAACTTTTTGAAAATGCGAACGCCTTGACTGCCATTGATGTTCAAGAGCAAATTGAAAATGTGATAAATGAGTCTGAGCCACGGGTGTCTCTAAATGATGTTATTGTAATCCCAAATATTGACCAGAATGGTTTTAACGTCAGCATAAACTTCACACCCATCAACACCGTTCAGCCGGTCATTCTACAGTTCGCACTTGAAAGGGCAAGATAATGGCTATTAGCAGAAAAAACCTAAGTGTAAATGCCTTAGATTTTGACACTATCAAAAGTAACATTAAAGTATTTCTTAGAGAACAAGACACCTTCAAAGATTATGATTTTGATGGCTCAGGATTAACTGTTCTTCTTGATATTTTATCATACTTCACACACTACCAAGGCATTTACAACAACCTTACAGCGAACGAACTTTTCTTAGATTCAGCGGTAAAGCGTTCGTCATTGGTTTCCCATGCTAAATCACTTGGCTACACTCCGAGGTCAGTCACCGCCCCAGTGGCAACAGTCAATGTCAATTTTTCAGTTGCCCCTACAGGATTTATTTTAAATCGAGGTAGGACTTTTAGAGCAACTGTCAACGGCAAAACATATAATTTTACAAATCTCGTAGACTACACGGTGACACCGGATGACACTGTTAACGGAGGCTTTGTCAACGATGTTGAAATTCGTCAGGGTGTGTTGAGAAATAAGTCTTTTATTGTTCCGTCGAACAATCAAAAAGACCAAAAATTTACTCTTCCAGACTCGAATGTTGATACAAAAACAATCAAGGTTCAAGTCCTTGCTTCATCTACAGACAACTCAGGTATTGAGGATGTCTGGGACATCGGAACAGATTACAATTTAATTACCGCATCTACAAATGCCTACTTTATTCAAGAAGATTTTGATGGCACATTTAGTATCTACTTTGGTGATGGAGTAGTTGGTAGAAAACTTGAGGCAGGAAACATTGTCTCTGTTTCTTATCTGAAAACTGATGGTGCTTTTACAAACGGCATTGGAAAAAACGATTCCGAGACAAACAGAACCTTTACTCTAAACACAAACTCTACGGTGACCACCGTAAGTCCTGCTGCCGGTGGGGGTGCAAAAGAAAGCATTACGAGCATTCGATACAACGCACCAAAATCATACGCCTCACAAAACAGAGCAATCACAACAAATGATTTTGAGTCTTTGATTTCTAGTAACTTTTCTGGATTCAAATCTGTGTATGTTTTTGGTGGAGAAAACGCAGACCCGCCACAGTTCGGTAGAGTTCTCGTCGCTCTGAACCCGAACACAAATACAACAATTCCATCGAGTCTCAAAAAAGACATCGAGGCTTTTCTTAGAACAAAATGTTCTGTGGCAGTCACTCCTGATGTAATCGACCCAGTTCAAATGTTCTTTAGATATGCGGCAAATGTTGTGTATGACCCATCACAAACAACT